AGAGATATTGGCATCTCCAGAAACAGTAAAAATTTCTGCAGATTCTTGCCAGATTAGCCCTGCAGAAGCTGCAATAGTGTTGGCGGTATTAAAATACGGGATATGATTAAGCAGGCCACTAGTGGTCAAACTAGGGACATCTAGGGTATAAGGATCGCCCAACAGCCCAAGGGTAAGGTTGATAGTGAATATGTGGGCACCCTTGTCATCCTGTCCCGTATAAATAGGTGTAGGATGATCAGCACGTTGCATAAACCAATCACTCTGTGGTCTGTCGTGTAGCTCTCTATAGATTAAATCTGCAGCGGCACGGGTTGCCCCATACTGTTCTGCAGCCCCTCTTACTGTTACCTGAACCCTAAACATACTTTCTTGTAGTAGAAAACCACTAGGAGAAAAGTTGATAGGTTCATTACCACCAGTGATCATTACAAATGTTGATGTCTGTGGTACATAGTCAGAAACAGGACGTATCGGCCCAAGGAAGAGATTTGTGTCCTCAGTCCAAGCACTCATATTATCTATTTGAAGAATTACAATCTCTTCAGCGGTGACACTCATAATTACCTGCCTAAAGTTAAAATATAGAGCCTATAAGACCCATCCAGGGTTTTCGCTGTTTCTTTCTTTAATATTCTATATGATTTATCTACACTAGAAGTATCTGCACTAGCAATCCAGCAACGTGATTTCATGGCTAGATTAGTATGAAGACTAACCCTATGGGTGCCTGCTTTTTCTTCACCATTGCCAAAAGATACGATTATTGGGTATTCTTCAATACGTGCAGATACAGAAGTCAGAGTACCAAAAGCAAGATTTCCAGAAACAATACCTGTCGGTTCCTGAAAAAATAAGGTATCTATATGTCTAGCAGTCCAATCCATTAGTTACCTCATTATCACGGTTTTATATTGATTAAGAATCCCTGCGGCTGCTGGCAAAATTGAAAGCACTGAACTAGAAACACTAGTATTGTAAGAAACACTAGAACCAAGTAGGGATTCACTGGCAATACTTGGATCTTTTCCTTTGCTCCTATATAGATAGCTAGTTATCATGAGACAGGCGTACTCTATATCGTATGGAAGATTTCTGGTGCCGTCTCCGTCATCTTCCTGTTTTGGAGTGTAATATCCTCCGTCATAGTTAACCGTATATACTTTTCTTGCATAACCACTAGCTCTAGTATGTGAGATATCACCGAAGTGAATACCTGAACGATACCAGGAGCCAGATACTGCGTATACAATACCGTTTTTAGCTGGTTCATGTATTTCATATTCAGAAGTACCAAGATTACTAGATGAGTAGGAGATAGATGTTATAGAATTGATAGGGGGTTTCGCCAAAAAAAGATAGGGGCCTTCATCACCCACAACTTTTTCCACAATGGCGGTATCCCTATAGAAAGATTTACCAGCATAAGACTCACAAAGATCTGATGCTTGATTAATATATCTCTCAAGTAGTGCATCCTGAGCCCCTGCAGTCAACCCTAACTCAGTCTCTACTGTTGCTACTAAGGTTAATGCATTATCTGCTAGTGCCATATAACTTCTCCTGTTTTATCTGGGCTTTGCCCGATACGAGCGTAGCTCAGTTAGTTGATGTTAGAGCCAGACGTGGAGGACAAGACATCCAGCCCTAACATCTAACTATTTTATCTGGGCTCTGCCCGATACGAGCGTAGCTCAGTTAATTGCTTTTCTAATAAATCCTGATCTCTTTTACTTATCAGTCTGTATTTTCTATTAGTCTTAATGTAAGCTCTCCATCCATCTTTAAGATTAGTCTGATCTATAGGTTTTGTTATTTGTTTTACTAATCCCTGCTTTACTTTCATTTCAGTTTGGGCAGGAGTTAGAGAGATATATTCGCCTCTAGCGTGTATATCAAAACTTTGAATAACTAAACAAATACAGATCATTTTTTACTTATCCGTTATAGGTCGCATCCGCTGCATCGAGCAAGCCTGTGTCATTACCTGGGCCAAGAATGAAACAGAAGTTACCAACTGCTGTATCTACACCAGAGTTAGAAAGGTCAGGACTTACCTGAGCACGTACGTAACGACGAAGACCAGATAGTCTAATGTGAGACAAATGGTAATCCTCATCATTTGTAAGAGCGCCTGTAGCAACTGTAATTGCACTGGCGAAATCTGTTACTGTAACATCTGTCCAGGTGCTGCCATCAGCAGAATCCTGAAGTGTAATAGTAAGAGCGAGGGTCTGGGAAGCAGCAACATTTGCAATCCACTGAACCTTTAGGGCTGCGCTTTCTGGCATGCCATATGTTTGACGGTCAACTGTAGCGCCATTTACCTCTGTGGCATCACCCGCACCAGCTGCGGTCGCATTGAAGTAACCAAGACCTGCTGGCTGTAGGAATTCACCCATATCTCTGTTAGGAACGATAGCCATAATATTTTCTCCTTGAAAGTTTGTTGATGAGATTTTCTCATCTGTTAGTTACTTGTTTATTTTTTTTAATTGGGGGCATATTTTGTATGCCCCCAATATGCACTTAACTACGTTTTGTAATTATATCTTACGCACCCCAGTCGACATCACTGAGGACCGCGATTCCATGACCACGTGAAAGTGAACCGAAGTCATACTTGAATACTAACTTGAACACGACTTGGTCGCGTGAGAAAGCAGCAACAACTGTACCCGAGCTGTTATTATAGGCTGCGGAATCACTCATCTCTAGACGAAGATCTTCACCGATAGCCATAACCAGGTCATCAGTAACATAAAAATATACTTCAGACTCTGAACTACCTGTTACTGCTAGATTCTCTGGAATAGCGGAAATACCACGACCAGATTGACCAGCAACCTTAATACCGAGGATAGAACCCTGAGATACCAGCTCATCCTTGAATACATAATAGCCACTATCTCTTAGCGAGAATAGATAACGCCAGGTACGAGGAGAGATAGCATAACGGCCATCTTCTGCTCTCCATGTTACGTTACTGTTCTGAACAGCTTCTTGGCAACGAGCAAGATCGGCAACTGTATTGGCTGCACTAACTGTAGCGTTAACAGTAAGGATGTTGCTTGAGTTAGCAAGATAACGAAGGCCTTGAGGAGTAGAACTCGCGCCGGTTCCACGAATTAATTGCTCATCAACGTCAACAGCAAGACTTCTACGCATAGTGCGCTCAATGTGCTGTGAACCACGATTTACGGAATTCAAGAAAGTCTTACTAGCAGGAACAACGATAGTTGCTTGCTTAGGAGTAAGAACCAATTGGTCGAAAGCAGGATCACTTGAATTAGCAGCTGCATTCTCTTCAACGTGGCGGGTTGTTGGCCCACTAGAGGTGTAAGGAATAGTTAGCTGGCCATTACAAGGCTCGCGCATAATAGCTCCGTCACTGACAAGAGCGGTCTCTGACAAGAGTTCAGGAACTACTTCATCAAACATGTCACCCTGTAAAAGGGCACCACCAGCCGAAAAGTCATGAGCACCGACTGCGCGGGTCATGAGATTCAGGTCCCTATCGGATACCTTGTCCTTACTCATTAGATCTCCGGCTAGCACTGGGTTTCCACCAGCACGATAAAGATACATAGCAGCCTTAGCAAGAGTATTCACTGAATTACTCTTCTCGGCTTGTTCTGGTCCCATATTGCCATGAGCCATTGCACGGAACATAGACACGAAGTCCTTTCCATACACATTAGCTTCATCACAATTTGTGGCCTTCTCTTCTTTTCCATCAAGAACGGCTTGGGCAGCCTCTGTGGATTTGGCACGAGCCTCTTCTAGCATCTCTGCTTTAAGTTCGCCCATACCTTCTTTTACCGCACTACGAATCATCTCATTGATCGCTTGTGAGGTTGGCTCTGCAGCGACTTCTACTCTGTCTTTACCACTGAGCTCTGCAGGATTGTCAATTTTCTTAGACATTAATCTCTCCTTGAAGTTTTGCAGTTTTCACTGCAGGATTTAATTGCCATAGCAAACTCGTTTACTAGGGCATCATTAATTTGTTTGTTATTTTTAGAAGCACTAACGAATGCCTCTGCGATTTTATCTACTTCTTCTATATTTTTGTTTTCTTCTGTTGTTATTTCTTTAATAGTAGCGTTTGAATTCATAGGCTTAACAGTTAAACTGACTTCAATCAATTCAGATTTTGTAACATCTATAGGGTAGAAACCTTTTCTTTTTGTTTCTTCATATTCTTCAATTTTAATTCCTACCGAAACATTAGAAATTAGTCCCTCTTTGACCATCTTGCCTACTCTATGACCCAAGGGATTTGCTTCTTCAGATGCAAATTTAAAAGTCATATCAATGTGGTTTTGTGTTCTTTTTACTGAAATAGGTTTCCCTAATATAAAATCAGGGTGCGAACTGCTGTGTTCCCAGATTAGGGAGCCATATTTCTCATACTTGTCTGTTTTTACACCAGAGGTAATAATTCTATCGCCTCCCCTGTCTATGGAACTGTCGGTAATTCGAAATGTAGCAAGAACTGTTCCATCTTCTTCTTGGTCACTTTCTGTTGTGACCACATCTGTATTTTTTAGTGATATAGATTTATAACAGATAGTGTTGTGTAGTTCGGATATGTTTTTAGTTTCGTATAGCATGATAGGGGGCTCTCCGCGCGTTAATTAGATATTAGTCCTCGTCCTCTTCTTCTTTGGGTAAATCACCACCAGGTATAGGAGGGAACCCAGCAAGCAGCCTGTAGTCGTTATCAGAAAAAGAATCTGGACTGGCCTTCATTACATCTAGTTGAAAATCCTTATCAACAGGAACAGGACTATCAAAACATAGGTTGTACTGTCCAGTAGGATCAAAGTAAGGAAGTAGTTTTAGCTCTAGTTCAGAGCGTAGGGTTTCAAGTCTAGGAGTAAGGGTTATCATCCCAAAAATAGTTAAAGCTGAATTAATTGTAGCTCTATTGCTGTTTTCTACTAATCCAAATAATTCAGGTGGAATTCCGAAAGTCTGATAGATTATATCTCTTTCCCACTGCCTGAGGTTTAGAAGCTGTAGCTCCTCCATTGAGTAAGTGAGGGGCTTTACATCAACCTGTCCGCCATCAATAACCATGGCTCGCCCGGCATTATAAAAACTACGAGAACGTTGGTTATACTTAGCCTCTAGCTGCTCTGCTATGTTATCGTTGGCACCACCTTCACTTTTGATACTGATGATTGTGTCTTTAAATCCCTTGTTGGCGAAAACGAGCCTTAACAGCTTTGCGGCGTATTCGTCGCTGTCGATTTCGTCAGCTAAAGATTGACCGACACCAGAACCCCTACCGAAAAGGTTTGACAGGTTAACGTCTTTACTCCAAAAAATATCTTCTTCTTTGATTTTTTCTGAACGACCACCTACTACAATAGTGTAGTGAGGATTTTTAGTAGTGGGGAGAGATGTTACGTGTAAGGGAGAGATGGGCACCCACATAGTAGGAATATTCTTTTCGTCTCTGTATAGATGCCAAAAGAACTCACCTTTTATTTCTTTATATGCATAACTGGCTTTTAGTCCTTGCATACCTGGCATAAGGGGAGATCCGCGATAAAGAAAATCTAGAAAGGGATGATCAGTTATTTTGTTTTTAGTGTTATAGGATTTAGTGATTAGTGATCTAGATGATGATTTAGGGGTTAAGTAGAAGGGAACCGCCGCCAATGAATTAGAAATTAGACTGACAACCTTTCTGAGATTGGGGCTTGTGTTATAGGTCTCAATAAGTTCCTTGCTGCCTTTCTCTACACCCTGCGATAACATACCTACATTGCTAGCTGTGTATGCACCACCTAGGCTATCTATTGATTTTTCTGTAAGTTCGGGGAATTCACTCTTTCCAAATAGTCCACTAAAAAAGCTTTTTACGATGCTCATTATTTATTACCAACTCCCTACTAATTTTCGTACTTTATTTTGCTTACCAAACTGTGCAAACAAGATTGCCTGGGTAGTGCTGTCCACTTGATCTAAATGTTTTGCGTTTTCTCTAGCTGCAACCATTTCATAGATATATGGAGAATTCCAGTTTGCCTTGACTAATCTCAGTCTGTGCTGAGCTATTACAGGAGTAATAGATCTTAGTCGTTGTATCTTGTCTCCATAGGTACCTGGGTTAAAAGGAACGATAGTGGGGATCTCCGCCTTTAGTTCAGAAATTACTGCAGGGCCATTAGCCTTGTCTTCTATTACGCATGCTTTGTGTGTAGGATACCTGAAAGCTAAGTTTTTAATTGCTGCTTTAGTGCCGACATAGTCCAGTCTTTCTCTGTATACATGCAATAAATCAAAACAGCGAGTATTTATATTAGTAGGGGTATTGATTCCCCATACTGTACCTACTACACTACTGCTGGCTTCAGTTCCTTTAAACGCTAGGTCCCAACTAATTATTATTTGGCCGTATAGTTCTTCTGGTTTATCGATAACAATAAGGTCATCCGCCGAAACAATAAAACCTGAGAGGGGCACTGGTTGCTGTTGATTCTGGGCTGAGTACTGCTGGGGACCCAAGCTTACCTTTCTGTTCTGCACTTCTTCGATCCCAAATCTCTCACCGAACAATAGCTCACCTGGCTTAGTACGTGGATCTTTAGGATGCCTATGTGGCATAGTGGGGTCATACTCCATATCAAAATAAAAAGTATTCCAGTTATCAGGTTCTTCTTCTAGTAGTCTACCTACTGGGTCATCCTCATATAGCCTCTGAGCTATAAGTAGTGTGCGTGAGGTCTTAGGATTGTTTACTCTTTGGGATAGTATGTATCGTACCCATGCATAAGTACTGTCGAGATCTTCTTGTCTGGGGGGTTTCCGCGGATTGCAATCTAAAGGATCATCCAGAATTATGTCATCGGCACGGAAACCTGCAATACCACTTTTACTACCTAGGGATTGTCTCTGTCCAAGCTTTGTGTTTGCAAACCTTGTTTTCTGATCTTGATCTATTTTTAGGGACCACTCACGATTAATTAAGTCTTGGTACCAATCAGATTTAATTAATTCCCTCATTTTTTGGTTATCTCTTGTTGAAAGAGTATGATTATGACTACAGCATAGAAACTGTACTGAAGGATCTTTAACCCATATCCAGGCTGGTAGCAGTACGCTTGCGCATAAGCTTTTTGCAGATCCAGGAGGCACAGCAATAATCAGATTTCTGTATTTTCTCTCTGCCCAATTCTGTAACTCTTCAGTGAGTGCTTGTGTGAACCAATTCCACTGTAGACCAGATGTATCAATAAGTCTCCAAGCATGCTTTACAAAAGTAGGAAAAGAACGATAAGAGCCTATCTGTGATTTCCAGTGTTTAGCTGCAAGGGCTATTTGGTTTTTTTTAATCATTGGGTAGGATTTTATCCAGAATTGAAGATAACATTTCTACTTCTTCTTCTGTTAGTTGTTTCATATCACAAGTATCAAATAACTCTTTTACTGACTTTACTTGTTGGCCATTACACATATCTGACATATCTGGTTCTTTATTAAACGACTTTGCCAGGATCTCTTTAATTGCAAGAATTCTAGAAGTGGGTCCACCCGATAGCATAGCTTTCCATAGGTTATATGCTACGAAAGCCAAACCAGATCTATATTTTGGAGTTGGCTTCTCTAGGTCTGTTTTGTAGTGTAAACCTTCTATAAGTTGTTTGAATTCTTGTGAGTCCATGTTTGTTTCTACTAATAAAAAAATTCCTGAATTATATGTTTTCCTCTAGTGTTGTAGTGTGTAGTTCTAGTAAGTATTGCTTTAGCGTATTGTTCTTTATGTAATGTATTACTATGCGAATATTCCATAATGAGTAGTCAGGGAGGAGTTCCGCGATTTGATAAAAAGTGTATCCTTTAGTGTGTAGAGCCCATATTTTTTTCATATTTTTTATTGAATATTTTTTGTTTTTTATGGGGATTTTTTGCCATTTTTCATAATAAAGAAGCTGGGATGCTACTTTGTAATATTCAAAATTATCTTCATAGGTTTCTGGATTAATAACTGTTGAATATTTTTTTAGCTGAGGACTACATATAGGACCTGTTTCAGTTGGAAAGATTTCTATATTAGTGTCAGGATACCTGTCTAAAATCTCATTCCACTCGTCAAAAAGATTTATGAATTCATCAGTAGTCCAGTATTTGTTTTCTTCTTTAGTCATGTTAGTTGGTCAGCCAAGACTTGTCTTATAAAAAAAATTACCCTCTCACTAATGGATATATGTGTGATTTTTGGAGGGCAAAAAGTGCTATAAGTTAGTGTTATCATTCAGGTAATCGTGTTTTTTTTATGAAAAGTTCGTGTATTTTTAGACTCAATAAGTAACAAAAAGTGTTACTTTGTGTAAGTAAAGTTTGTTAGTGGTTTAGTAAGAAGTGATGAGAGTTATCTATATACTTAACAAGGAAATCAATATCTTTTTCTGTCTTACTTTGTGTGGCGATATTCCGCCAAAATTCAATAAAAATGTCGGGGAATTCCTTGTATAACTGAGATCTCTCACAGACTTTACAAAATACAAACTGATCACCTATATCTTCCTGTAGCATTTTTAACCGTCCTCCTAAGCTTATATCTGGCTACACCCAATAGGCATAGCCAGACACAGGTTACTTTTCGCTATGATATTTCTGTATATGCTCTTGGAATAATCTCTCTAGTCTAGTCAGATTCGTAATCAATTTTCTCACATCTGATATAGTCGTTAATTCTATGATCGCTTTTTGTTGTAATACTTCTTTAATATCTAGCTCGACTTGCATGGGGAAGCTACCATCGTCATCTGTATCTTCTATTAGTACTTTACTTTGACTATTTGTAAATGTTGGATTGTTCTCTTCATTATTCATATTTTTTTGCCCTCCAGAAATATTATGATGATTATATCAAATTGGTTTTAGTGTGTCAACTGTTTTAGTAAAAAAGTTTAGATTTTTATTAGTAAGAAAAGAGTAGTAGAGATATGGGGGGTATCCGCCCGATAGATTAAGAAAGATCTGGTGTATCGTCGTCTTGGCAAGCTTGCTCACTCATTCCAAAAAGGTGATACAGTGCTGTTCTGATTACAGAACTAGGGCCATGTCCCTGCTCTGCAAGCTCAATCAGAGCCTCGTTAATCATTTGATCTGCCTTGTTACTGGGATTTAGTTTTATTCCGACCTCGCCCCGGCCATTGTATTGTGCTGCCATTCTTTATTCCTTTTCTTCCTCAAGTAATTGTGAGAATTCAATATATTCTTCAGGTGATAACCCTAAAAATAGGGAAGTTTTGTCAATAGGATGATCTGCTCTAGCTACTAGAATACGTGCTAGAGAGGATCTAGCTTGCTTGTTGTTTAATTTCCTCAGCGCAGTACTAATTTCTTTATTAGTAAGAGAATCTTCCGCCTTTAGCTCTTTTACTTCATCTTCTAAAAGTGTAGTTCTTTTTACTTTAGGTTTTAAATATCTCTTTTCTAACCGTCCACTCATTGTGTTAACTTCCTATGTTGATAACCTAACCATAATTAGGATTTGGTGCTATATATTTTTTTGTTTTTTTATTCATCCAAAATAGCTTCGAATCTATCAATTAATTCGACCTGAATTAATGGTTTTTGTTTGTTAAATTCTTCTTCAGTTAATTTTTTACCATTGAGGTACCAAAACTTGCGACCATCAGCATATTCTACAGCAGGTCCATCTTCTCTGTGTCTTTTATTGTTAATCCACCATGATTTACCACCATCAGCCCATTCTATAGCAGGTCCATCTTCTCTATGCAGTTTATTATTGATGTACCAATATTTACTACCATTAACATACCAAAATTTACCACCATCAGTATATTCTGTAACAGGTTTACCTTTTTTTTGTTTGTTGTTTTTCTTGGACACAGTGTGATCTCCAGGTTTGGTGCTAATTGATTTTTAAATTGGATGGGATTGTTATATGATTTTAGAAATTACTTTTTTTTGAGCTCTTGAAGTAAAACCCAAAGTTCCATTCCGTTAAAAACATCTAACATATCTTCACCTATATCTATATTGTGTTTTTTACAAAGATTCTCTACTTCTTCTCGAACTTTCTCGTAGTTTGTTTTTTCTTTTTTGTTTTGCGACATTGTGATGTCCTCCTGTGTTGATAGCCTAAACATAATTAAAATTTGTTGCTATATATTTTTTGTGTTTTTTATTCACTTAGAATAGCTTCAAATCTATCGATTAATTCGACCTGAACTAATGGTTTTTGTTGATTAAATTTTTCTTCAGTTAGTTTTTTACCATTAATAAACCATTCTTTGCGACCACTAGTATATTCTATAGCAGGTCCATCTTTTCTGTGTAATTTGTTATTGATCCACCATTCTTTACTGCCATCAGCACGTTCTACAGCAGGTCCATCTTCTCTATGCAGTTTATTATTGATATACCATGCTTTATAACCATTAGTATGTTCTACAGCAGGTCCATCTTCTCTATGCAGTTTATCATTGATATACCATGATTTACCACCATGTTTATATTCTACAGCAGGTCCATCTTCTCTATATAATCTACCATTAATCCACCATACTTTATCACCATTAGCATATTCTACAGCAGGTCCATCTTCTCTGTGTAGCTTACCATTAACATACCAAAATTTACCACCATTAGCATATCTTATAACAGGTCTATCTTTTTTTGGTTTGTTGTTTTTCTTGGACACAATTTGACCTCCTGTGTTGTGATTTTAGTATACATCAACCTGAAAAAACATCCACTGATATGTCAATAAAGTGTATACGTTTGTTTGGCTTTATGTGGGGTAGTGTGTTCGTTAAATCCGAACACTACCTAAATTAGTAAGAGAATGTTGGGTTCTTTATTAGTAGTAGGAAAGATGTGGTTATTAAAGATAGACCAGAAGGGAGTTCCGCCTCGAATAGATAAAATTCTACTTAGGCGGGGATCTGGTCTCATCACTAAAAGCTCGTAAGAGCAACTATACTAAGTATTTAAATCAACAACTAAAGCCAAACGTATCTATTTATTCCTACTTTAGTAAGAAGAAGTTATGTTTTTGTATTAGTAGGAGAGAATGATTGATGTGTGTAAAGGATGAATTCCGCCGAAAACTAATTATTACCTAACCGGCGGATATCTATTTTTTCAACAAACAACTAAAACCAAACACAACTAATATCAACTAAATCCAAACATATATATATATCTATATTTCCTTCTACTCATTAGTAAGGATTAGTTTTAGTTAGTATGTATTAGTTTTGTTTTGAATTAGTAAGAAGAATGAACTTTCTTTCTTACTCATAGTGCAGAGTCGCCTAGCGGCTCTGCTCAGTAGATATGTTTTTTGATTTGACTTTGATTAATTGATTTATCTACTGCTAGCGCAGCAGACAAATCAATAATAATACTGGATTTAAGACCTGTCAAGCGATTTGGTGCACTTTTTTCAATTATTTTTTATATGTTGTGTTCGGTTTAACCAAACACTAATTATTAACCAACTTAATCACTTCAGTTCTGTGTCGCCTTGACGGCTTGTTTTAGTGTTTGATTGTTTAGTTCTAGTTAGGAGATCTAGGCAGGTGTACACGCTGCCTCCACAATTTGTACTGTGGTGGTGTACACTGCATGAGGGTACGAAATCATGCTCTTCAGAACTCGTCTATAGGCTCTACTGAAGATTAGCCTCCTAAACCTAGCCATGCGGCGCTGCAAAGGAAATCACCCGACTATGTGAATATTGGACACGGGCTGCCTAATGAGTTGCTTGGTATATGTCTTGGGGCCAAGCGTCCCTGCTACGAGCAATTCGTTCTATCTGGGTTTAGGATAATGTGTTTTTGTGAAAATGTCAATTATTTTTGTTTTGCTTCTTGAAGAGCTTTCCAAGCAGTATCTCTACGTTCTTTACAGTAAGAGAATTGAGACCATCTTGGATAATCTTTAGTGTGAAGATTTTGTGCACTATACACAGAGAGGTATTCTTTTTCTTTCGCAAATTCTTTCTTCTTCTTTATGTAATCTTGACGTAATAGATCTATTCCTATAGCTTGCTGCATTTCTTTTTTTACTTGACGGGGGAACTTCCTATTATACTCACTGCTACTCATATATTTAGTTTGTTTTTCACACCTATCATTACGCTTCATTTTTTCATAATTCAATTTAGCCATTTTAACCTCCTAACTAAATATAATCATTCTAGTGGATAATAACATAACTAAGTTTGAAAATCTACAATGTATCATATATCATACCATATCCGCTTTAAGGTATGATGAATAAAACACTAACTTTTTTCAACAGGGCGGATCCTTTCTTTCTACTAATAATCCTGTGTTCATTATAACCGAACACAACTACTCACTGTATCCTGAATAAATGTATACACTTTATTGACAAAGTTGGTTGATATATTACAAGACCTAGGTTATGATCATATTATAAAACATAGGAGGTCAACACGATGACTACAAAATTATTCACAACAATCAAAGATATGTATGAGACTTCATATATGAGTATT